ATGCTGGAACAAATGGGCATTGCCGCGAAGCAAGCCTCGTATAAATTAGCGCAACTCTCCAGCCGCGAAAAAAATCGCGTGCTGGAAAAAATCGCCGATGAACTGGAAGCACAAAGCGAAATCATCCTCAACGCTAACGCCCAGGATGTTGCTGACGCGCGAGCCAATGGCCTTAGCGAAGCGATGCTTGACCGTCTGGCACTGACGCCCGCACGGCTGAAAGGCATTGCCGACGATGTACGTCAGGTGTGCAACCTCGCCGATCCGGTGGGGCAGGTAATCGATGGCGGCGTACTGGACAGCGGCCTGCGTCTTGAGCGTCGTCGCGTACCGCTGGGGGTTATTGGCGTGATTTATGAAGCGCGCCCGAACGTGACGGTTGATGTCGCTTCGCTGTGCCTGAAAACCGGTAATGCGGTGATCCTGCGCGGTGGCAAAGAAACGTGTCGCACTAACGCTGCAACGGTGGCGGTGATTCAGGACGCCCTGAAATCCTGCGGCTTACCGGCGGGTGCCGTGCAGGCGATTGATAATCCTGACCGTGCGCTGGTCAGTGAAATGCTGCGTATGGATAAATACATCGACATGCTGATCCCGCGTGGTGGCGCTGGTTTGCATAAACTGTGCCGTGAACAGTCGACAATCCCGGTGATCACAGGTGGTATAGGCGTATGCCATATTTACGTTGATGAAAGTGTAGAGATCGCTGAAGCATTAAAAGTGATCGTCAACGCGAAAACTCAGCGTCCGAGCACATGTAATACGGTTGAAACGTTGCTGGTGAATAAAAACATCGCCGATAGCTTCCTGCCCGCATTAAGCAAACAAATGGCGGAAAGCGGCGTGACATTACACGCAGATGCAGCTGCACTGGCGCAGTTGCAGGCAGGCCCTGCGAAGGTGGTTGCTGTTAAAGCCGAAGAGTATGACGATGAGTTTCTGTCATTAGATTTGAACGTCAAAATCGTCAGCGATCTTGACGATGCCATCGCCCATATTCGTGAACACGGCACACAACACTCCGATGCGATCCTGACCCGCGATATGCGCAACGCCCAGCGTTTTGTTAACGAAGTGGATTCGTCCGCTGTTTACGTTAACGCCTCTACGCGTTTTACCGACGGCGGCCAGTTTGGTCTGGGTGCGGAAGTGGCGGTAAGCACACAAAAACTCCACGCGCGTGGCCCAATGGGGCTGGAAGCACTGACCACTTACAAGTGGATCGGCATTGGTGATTACACCATTCGTGCGTAAATAAAACCGGGTGATGCAAAAGTAGCCATTTGATTCACAAGGCCATTGACGCATCGCCCGGTTAGTTTTAACCTTGTCCACCGTGATTCACGTTCGTGAACATGTCCTTTCAGGGCCGATATAGCTCAGTTGGTAGAGCAGCGCATTCGTAATGCGAAGGTCGTAGGTTCGACTCCTATTATCGGCACCATTTAAATCAATAAGTTACACATCATTAGTACCTTCCTTATTTTTTGACTGGGACGAATTTGGGACCGATGGGTTCAGGATCGAGTCTATTTGCCGTGCGTGTTCGGTAAGGTGATTAGGTGCAAGGTGAGCATATCGACGAACCATTTCGATAGACTCCCAGCCTCCCATTTCCTGTAACACTGACAACGGGACTCCGGCTTGAACCAGCCAACTTGCCCAGGTGTGTCTCAAGTCGTGAAATCTGAAATCATCAATACCAGCCCGTCTCAGCGCCGCTTTCCAGGCTGTGTTTGCGTCATACCGCATCTTCCTTACTGTTGGCGCTTTCGTTCCGTCTGGTTTGGTACAGCTTTCCTTGTACACAAATACCCAACGGTGATGATTCCCGATTTGTTTTTTCAAAACGCGACATGCAGTATCATTCAGCGCAACGCCAATTGCGCGGTTTGATTTACTCTCTTCCGGGTTTATCCATGCCACCCGGCGCTGCATGTCTATTTGTTGCCATTCAAGGTTGATGATGTTCGAGCGTCTTAAGCCTGTTGCCAGTGCAAATTCAACAACAGACTTTAATGGCTCCGGACATTCATCAATCAGCCTTTGTGCTTCATGGGGCTCCAGCCAGCGGATCCGTTTATTCTTTGGTTGAGGCACTTTAATAATTGGTGCCTTATCCAGCATTTTCCATTCACGCTCTGCGGCTCTTAGTAGGGCCTTTATAAATGAAAGATGCGTAGCCTTCGTTGCAACGGACGCTGGTTTTGGCGTGTATTCTGGAACAGGTTTCCCTTTTTTTCTGCATGCTTCTGCCCTGAGTCTCCAGTTTTCCTCATGACGCCGGTTCGTCATTTTCTGCATTGCTGAATAAATTTTTGATTCAGTAATGTCTCTTAGTTGCATTCCTGCGAAATGTTGAAGCCAGAATCCGATCCGGCTTTTGTCATCGTCCAGTGATTTTTTATGTGCTTTCTCTTCAAGCCACCTGACACACGCTTCCTCGAACGTTATATCAGGTATTTCACCAAGTTTGCTGACCCGCCATGCTTCAGCCTTTAGCTTGTCATGGAGTTCTGTCGCCTGCCTTTTGTCCTTTGTTCCAAGAGACTGTTTAAATCTTTTACCGTTCGGCAATGTGAAACTGGCGTACCATATTTCACCTCTGCGGAAGAGTGACATTTTCTTTCCTCTGTTATGCCATCACCCGCGCTCACCTGGACAGTATGCAGCGGAGACTGAAGAGCCGCAATGCAGGCTTGTCGTGTTGTGAGGTAAGGAGATTTATTCTTAGTGGGATCTTTGCGTGTTGCCTGAAGACGCCCTGTGCGTATCCAGTTAATGGCAGTCGGTCTGGATATCTTGAGAAAATGACAGGCCTCATCGAGTGTGAGGCTGTATGGCTCCATTATTTCACCTCTTGCTGTGACATTGTTGAAAAATGGATACCAGCTCGTTGCTGCCAGACGATCCAACCGAGAGTCATATCCCATGCCATGTATTCGTTATCGCCGTTTTTTGCTCTCCGACGATCTACTAAGTTACCGAAACGCTTTTCCATGAATAATTCATAAGATTCGCGTTCATCTGGTTCTACTTCCAGAGATAGGAGTGCGATTTCATAAGCACGGCGCTCAATATCGTCTCGCACGTCAAGGCTGCTGATACGCTCTTTAATTTCTTTAATCAGTTCTTTGTCGGTAAAAGTGGTCATTATGCTCCAGCCTCCGGTGCTTTTGGCATTACTGCCCAGTGAGTGATATTGACGTTTTCAAGGTCCCCGACCTGAAATGTCCACTGCCATTCTCCGGTTTCTTTTTGTCCCCAGGTGTACCAGAGAGAACGCCAGCCAATTAGCCAGCCTTCTCCGTTAGCATCGAATAACAAAACACTTTCATTTGCTGGTGGCAGTTCAGTTGACACTGGTATTACTTTGTTTTCCTGTGCTGCACATTTAGCTTCAAGCGCATCGAATTTACGCACCAGGTATTCAGCATCTGTTTCATTTACTTTCAGATCTCGCGGTACACATCTCCCACGAAGAAACCCTTCCATTTCGAAAACATTCATGCGCATTTGCGTAACTCCGATAACTCGTTAAAGCGTTCCATAAACATCCCGTAGGCATGGCCCGGTGCCAGTGGAATCACGTTGAACATCTCTGTTGCCGGGATACCTTCCAGTACAGGCCAGAAAGAGCCATCATCAAGCCCGAGATCGCGGCGTTCGGTTGCCAGCATGATGAGATCGGCATATTTCACGGGCGTACTCATAACTGGGGGTAACCCGTATTTCTCGCGGATTACGGCGTCTATTTTTTCTTCCATTTGTTTATAGTCAGGAAGAAGGCGTTTCAGTGGTGCGGGAATGTCCTGGCAATACGCTTCTGTTGCATCATGCATTAACGCTTCAAAAGCAAATTCCTGCGGCACCAACTGGCTGCAAAGAACCGCATGTTGGGCGACGCTGTAGAAGTGCGAAAGATGACCGGCAAAGCGACAGATATTTGAAAGGGAAACCGCGATATCGTTAATATCGATGTCGTCTTTATTTATCCTGTCATAATAAAAATGCTTCCCGGAAAAAGTTTTAATAAATGACATTTTGTTCTCCACGTATATGCGCTGCACCGCGCTGAATTTTGGTTAAAGAAAACCCTCGCCATCAGGCGATTATTGAGTTAATTACGTTTCCATAAATGCCCCCGCAGGGGCATTTGCAGTAATGAAATCAGGCGGTGAAAGTACCAATAAAGGTTTCTACTTTGCTGTCTTTGAATTTTTCAACAAGCAGATCACGAAATTCGTTAGCCATTTCTTCCTGTACTGCTTCCAGCTGAATGATGCGCAGAACCAGTACAGGGCGATCACCAGTGATAATGCTGAGGCGTAATTTAAACGGACGTTCTTTCAGGCCTTCAAACGGAACGCATTTAAACTCAAATGCTACTGGCATAATGTCTTTGGTTTTCGCTTCGACAGACTCCATCAGAGAGCGTTTGCCGCTGAAGTCATTGTCTTCAAAATCAGCGGTCTGGTTTGCTTCAATCGTGATTTTACGGACCGCCGCAGCCGCTTTTGTTGCCTGAATGGCGTCACCATTAGCATCAAAGCCCACAAGGTAGTCGGCCCAGTCTTCAATCCATTCTGCCAGTGACTTCTGGGAGTTACGCTCGCCGTTAACAGACAACAGGGCAGAGAACGGTGCTGTCTTTTTCAGTTTGAGAGTGGCGGTGTTATCTGCGTGACCTGGTTCATCAATAGTACCCAGGTTAAGCACACTGACGGCTCGCATATTATCAGCATCGATAAAGCAGCGGGTGCCTTCATCTGCAAGATCTTTAGAATAACGGGTAAAGTCATCGATGCTGGCAGTGGAAAGCGCACCACGGAAACGGAAGCGATTTAAATTAAATTTTTCCAGATCATGAATGCGGAAATTCTCAGGCAATGCCACAGCATCGGCACCAATCTTACTGATAATTTCATTAACACCCTGAGCAGAAATAAGGGCATGGATTTGATTAATTGCGGTTGCGTCTAAGTTCTGAGACATAATAAGTCCTCACTATATAAAGATATTCAGTGATGAGATAAATAATCAGTTAATTAAGAACGATATTAATGACCTGCTGCGCGGAGTTTTCCGTCAGGTTCACCGGCAAGAGTCAGTAATTGTCCCTGGTCTTCCTGCAGAATAGTCAGGCGACCACCGCGATTGACATACATCGGCGTTTCGGTGGTGTCTTCTTCGGAAATTTTCCCGCGGTTAGTCGGGCGAACATATGAGAGTTTGTGTTTGATTTTCACACGGTTCTCATCAAATGGTTCGATTTCCAGGTTGAGTGAGACCTTACCTTTGGTTTTCGTGTTCATCACACCGGAAGCGACTTCACTGAGAACTGCGCCGATTTTGGTTTCAAATACGCCGCCGTCCAGCTCCCCGATAAATGCCTGCACATCAGTACTGCGTTCGCTAGCCATTTTGCTGCTCCTCATCATATCGACCCTGTAAGGTCGGTTAGTTTCTCCACAAAACAGAGAAGAACACCTGCGGTGGCAGCCGCCCGGATGGATTGGGTTATGAGCCCGTCGTCCGGTGATGCTCTTCTCTGTTTTGTAAAAAGAGCGGTACCAGCCGGAAGCAAGGGTACAAACTGGTACCGCCAAAGCAGTGGCTGTTGTGGTGGGGTTGTCACTCAGGCGTATGGTCAACCTGACAATCCGGTGTCCTCAACGGGGAAAGAGTAACCCCGCCATACTTACCGCCGCGCCATTTCGCGGATTACCACAACGCTGAGAGCACTTAGCCAGTTACAGCACCACACTTTGTCGCGGCTCCATAAATGCCCTCATCGTTGCACCCTGGTCTCTTCCCAGGCGTCAAACCGAATCGCCACGCTGGTTAGGCGTCTTATCAGCATCATCATTGACTTGCACATTCCGGCTACCTGGTTTGTTTGCCCGAGCAAGGAGTGGATTGTCCCCTTTAACGTCCCCAGACCGCTAACGACGCATGTGCCATACGCCGTGTTACAACCAAATTTTGTTAGTACCTTGTTTGTTTGTCTGGAAAGAAAGATAAAATGAAGTTGCGCATTATGCAAGTGTTTTTGTTGCGAGATATGCAATTTAAAGGGTAATGAAAAGCCACCTTTGGGTGGCTAATTGATGAGGAGGTAAGGGTTAATTGTGTCGCTTAAGGGTTTGTGACTGGCTGATTAAGACCTTTCCAAAGACCATAAACCGGTGTTCATTTTCGCTGGTAATTCCCCATTCACGGTAAATCTGGTTATCAGAAATCACCAGTAGTTTGTCAGGTATCATTTGCAGTCGTTTGACATAAATTTTATCATCAAAACCAAATACATAGATACCATCTCCATCAAACTGATTGATACTGACATCAACGAAGATGAGATCTCCTGGCTCAATGGTTGGACACATACTGTCCCCACGAACGTTGATAACTTTAATGTGATTGGCTGGCCGTCCGCCAAACATCGATACAGCATTATCAGTTCTGTATTCAATGGCATGAATCACATCAATGACATCACCGCCCTGGATAAGGCCATTTCCCGCACTGGCACTGACATCCAGCATTTCAATACGGAATACATCCTTCACCTGCGCAACATCCTCACTAATACTGTTTTTACATACAGTATTACTTTTGACGTCTGAGGTAAAGAGATCTGCAATATCAACACCTAAGCTCCTGGCAATATTACTCAGGGCTTGTTCAGTGAATTGTTTCTGCTTACCTGTTTCCAGGCGTGAGATATTCGCCGCATCCACTCCTATTGCTTCAGCGAGATCGGCGATTTTCATGTTCTTCGCCTGGCGAAGTTGTCTGACTCGGTTTCCTATGTTCATGCGTTTATTACATTTCTTTATTGCGCGTTAAGCAAATCAACTTGCGCAAAATATTTGCGTGAAATAATATGCTCATCACGCAATATGTGGAGGTCATATGCAATCACCATTACGGAATGTGCGTAAGGCGCACGGATTTACTTTGCAGCATGTTGCTGCTGGCGTTCAGGTCAATCCAGCGACGCTGAGTCGTATTGAAAGACTGGAACAAGTTCCATCTATCGATCTTGCAGAACGTCTGGCCAATTTTTTTAAGGGTGAAATCAGCGAAATGCAGATTCTTTATCCGGCACGTTTTCAATCTAGCCAAAACCAGAATGGGTTTAAACCACAGGAACAGGAGGTAAGCCGTGGGTAATCATCACTGGAAAGTGGAAAAACAGCCTGAGTGGTACGTGAAAGCTGTCAGAAAAACTATCGCAAAGTTGCCGGGTGGTTACGCTGAAGCAGCTGACTGGCTGGATGTAACAGAGAACGCATTATTTAACCGCCTTCGTGCCGATGGCGATCAGATTTTCCCGCTGGGATGGGCAATGATTTTGCAACGTGCTGGTGGAACTCACTTCATTGCTGACGCTGTGGCGCAGTCTGCAAATGGCGTCTTTGTGTCTCTTCCTGACGTCGAGGATGTGGACAACGCCGATATTAACCAGCGCCTGCTGGAAGTCATTGAACAGATCGGCAGTTATTCAAAACAGATTCGTTCAGCAATTGAAGACGGTGTAGTGGAACCGAATGAGAAGACAGCAATTAACGACGAGCTGTACCTCTCAATTTCGAAGCTGCAGGAGCATGCAGCACTGGTCTACAAAATTTTTTGCATTTCAGAAAGTAATGACGCCCGCGAGTGTGCAGCTCCGGGCGCCGTGGCGTGTCGTGACTGTGGAGAAACTAACGCATGAACAGTTTAACAACACACTACCGTCGCTCGCAACTGATTGCGCTTCCTGTACCGGGTGGAAAAGCGAAGGTGGAGTATTGCTATGCAGTGAATGTACCAGGTGACAGGGAAATTGTAACCCACAGCTTTGCAGAGTGGGCTGTGGGGGATTTCAACCGGCAGAAGGAGACAGTCCTTTGCGACAAGTTAACCGCTGGTTCAAAGATCACTACGGAGTGCCCGTCAGAGTCATTCGTTGGGAGCCGGAAACACAACGGGTTATCTACCTCCGCGAAGGCTATGAGCATGAGTGCTTCAGCCCGCTCGAACAGTTTCGTCGTAAATTCAGGGAAGTAGAGGTCGGTCATGAGCACTAAATTAACCGGCTATGTATGGGATGGTTGCGCTGCATCAGGCATGAAATTATCCAGCGTGGCAATTATGGCCCGCCTGGCTGATTTCAGTAATGACGAAGGTGTGTGCTGGCCATCAATTGAAACCATTGCCCGTCAGATTGGCGCGGGGATGAGTACCGTCAGAACGGCTATCGCACGGCTGGAAGCAGAAGGCTGGTTAACGCGTAAGGCGCGTCGCCAGGGTAACCGCAATGCGTCGAATGTTTATCAGCTTAACGTTGCGAAGCTTCAGGCAGCGGCATTTTCTCAACTGTCAGATTCTGACCCGTCAAAATCTGACGCATCAAAATCTGACCCGTCAAAATTTGATGCGTCGAAATCTGGCAAAAAAGCGGGTTTTCACCCGTCAGAATCTGGCGGGGATCCGTCAGTAAAATCAAAACATGATCCGTCAGATAAAAAAACTTCTCGTCCGGACGCTTCGCAACCGGACACGCAGACGGCTGAACAGGAGTTTTTAACTCGCCATCCTGATGCGGTTGTATTCAGCCCTAAAAAGCGCCAGTGGGGAACGCAGGATGATTTGACCTGTGCACAGTGGCTCTGGAAAAAAATCATCGCCCTGTACGAGCAGGCCGCCGAATGTGACGGCGAGGTGGTTCGTCCCAAAGAACCGAACTGGACAGCCTGGGCAAACGAAATTCGCCTGATGTGTGTGCAGGATAGTCGTACTCACAAACAAATCTGCGAGATGTACAGCCGCGTCAGCCGCGATCCGTTCTGGTGCCGTAACGTGCTCAGCCCGTCGAAGCTGCGGGAAAAATGGGATGAGCTTTCCCTGCGCTTATCGCCGTCCGTCAGCACGTACACCGAAAAACGCGAAGACCCGTACTTCAAATCCAGTTACGACAACGTGGACTACAGCCAGATCCCGGCAGGATTCAGGGGGTGATCATGAGTCTGTTAAATGACGTTCAGAAATTCATTGAAGCTCATCCGGGGTGTACTTCCGGAGACATTGCAGATGCTTTTGCTGGTTACTCACGGCAGCGCGTTCTGCAGTCAGCAAGCAAGTTACGTCAGAGTGGGCGTGTGGCTCACCGTTGTGAAGGGGATACACGCAGACATTTCCCGCGCCTGACTGAGAGAGCGCAGGAGCCGGAACCACAACCAGTTCGTGAAACCAGACCTGTGCGCAATTTCTATGTCGGCACTAACGACCCCCGGGTGATTTTGTGCCTGACCCGCCAGGCTGAAGAACTGGAGTCCAGGGGCTTATACCGTCGTGCTGCAACGGTGTGGATGGCGGCATTCCGTGAAAGCCACTCCCAGCCAGAACGAAATAATTTTCTGGCGCGTCGTGAACGGTGTTTACGGAAAAGCAACAAGCGGGCTGCATCAGGTGAAGAGTGGTATCTGTCAGGGAATTACGTGGGGGCTTAATGAGTAATAAATATTGCCGGGCGCTGGTGGAGCTGCGGAACAAACCAGCCCATGAACTGAAGGAAGTGGGCGATCAGTGGCGCACGCCGGATAACATTTTCTGGGGAATTAACACCCTGTTTGGTCCGTTTGTTCTGGATCTGTTCACTGACGGTGATAACGCCAAATGTGCCGCGTATTACACGGCGGAAGACAACGCGCTGGCACATGACTGGTCAGAACGTCTTGCGGAGCTTAAAGGTGCTGCCTTTGGTAATCCCCCATACAGCCGCGCCAGTCAGCATGAGGGGCAATACATCACCGGCATGCGTTACATCATGAAGCATGCCAGTGCCATGCGTGATAAAGGCGGTCGCTATGTTTTCCTGATCAAAGCTGCCACCAGCGAAGTGTGGTGGCCGGAAGATGCAGATCATATTGCTTTTATTCGCGGGCGTATTGGTTTTGAACTGCCTGCCTGGTTTATCCCGAAGGATGAGAAGCAGGTGCCGACAGGCGCTTTCTTCGCTGGTGCTATTGCTGTTTTCGACAAGACCTGGAAGGGACCGGCAATCAGCTACATCGGGCGCGATGAACTTGAGGCATGTGGTGAGGCCTTTCTGGCGCAGGTTCGCCAGCAGGCGGAAAAACTGGTCAGGGAGATGGCTGCATGACGACGTTAACTCAATGCCAGCAGCAGGTGCTGGATATGCTGATTTCTTACCAGAAAGAACGTGGCTTCCCGCCAACCAATCAGGAGGTGGCAACCATGCTGGGATACCGTTCAGTGAATGCAGCGGTGGAGCATCTTCGAGCACTGGAGAAAAAAGGCGTCATCACGATAAAGCGTGGCGTGGCCCGGGGGATAACGCTTCATACCGCGATGAAGGACGACGACAGCGAGGCGGTCGGGATTATCCGCGCACTGCTTGCCGGTGAGGCAAACGCCAGGCTGCGTGCAGCCCACTGGTTACATGAGAGGGGCCTGAAAGTATGAAGCTAATACTGCCTTTTCCGCCCAGCGTGAACACGTACTGGCGACACCCCAACAAAGGGGCGTTTGCAGGTAAGAGCCTGATAAGCGCGGCGGGGCGCAAATTCCAGAGCGCGGCGTGTGCAGCAATAGTTGAGCAGTTACGTCGTCTGCCAAAACCAACGTCGGCACCTGCTTCAGTGGAGATCGTGTTGTTTCCTCCGGATAACCGGATCCGCGATCTGGACAACTATAACAAGGCGCTGTTTGACGCCCTGACCCACGCGGGTGTGTGGGAAGACGACAGTCAGGTGAAAAGAATGCTGGTGGAGTGGGGACCGGTTATCCCGGAAGGGAAGGTCGAGATCACTATAAGTAAGTACGAGAAAACGGCGGGTGCAGCCGCCTGATTAAGAGGAGAAACGAAGTATGAATAATCTGATGGTCATTGATGGTATTGAAGTTCGTCGTGATGCTTATGGGCGTTACAGTCTGAACGATCTGCATCGCGCAGCAGTAGCATCTGGTGCAAATGCCAGAACCAAGGAGCCAGGAAAGTTTCTTTCCAGCCAACAAACTGTTGAGCTTGTTCATGAATTGACCAACACCCAGAATTTGGGTGTTGACCCGGTGAGTGTGATTCATGGGGGAAATGAACGGGGAACGTATGTCTGCAAGGAACTGGTGTATGCCTATGCAATGTGGATCAGCCCGTCATTCCATCTGAAGGTGATCCGTACTTTCGACATGGTAACCAGCGCACCGGAAAAATTATCCGGACAGGCTGCTGACAAGATGCAGGCTGGTGTGATTCTGCTGGACTTTATGCGCCGGGAATTAAACCTGTCTAACTCTTCAGTGCTTGGTGCCTGTCAGAAACTCCAGGAGGCTGTTGGCTTACCGAATCTGGCACCGCGCTATGCCATTGATGCTCCTGCTGACGCGCCTGATGGCTCAAGCCGCCCCACGCTGTCACTGAGTGCACTGCTGAAGCAGTATGGTATCCGCCTGACAGCTAATCAGGCATATCACCAGATGGTGAAGCTGGGGATCGTCGAGCAGCGCGAACGATACAGCCGTACCGCGATTAACAACATCAAAAAATTCTGGTCGCTGACGGCGAAAGGCTGCATGTTCGGCAAGAACATCACCAGTCCTGCAAATCCGCGCGAGACGCAGCCGCATTTCTTCGAATCCCGATTCACTGAGCTGTTAAAGCTGCTCGATACCGTTCATTGA